TTTAAATATCGGTATGGATTTTGGCTTAACGCCAGCCGCTACATTTACCCAGCGGCACGCAATGGGGCAAGTAAGGGTGATTGCAGAGTTAGTGGCTACTCGCCTTGGTGCAAAGAATTTTGCTAGAGAAATTAAGGCGCTGCTTGCCAATAACGGCTGGAACAACGCGGTGCTTGGTTCAATCACTGGCGACCCAGCAGGCAATCAGGGCCAGCAATCAGATGAAACAATGACAGTTTTTAAGATGCTTTCCAGTGAAGGGATTGAAGCAAAACCAGCACATACCAATGATTTTCAAGTACGCCGTGAAACGGTTGCAGATATGTTGACAAAAACCATTGATGGTGAGCCAGCAATTATTATTGACCCATCCTGCAAAACCCTTCGTAAAGGTATGGCTGGCGGCTACCACTATCGCCGCGTGCAAGTGGTTGGCACAGAGCGTTACCATGAAAAACCAGAAAAAACACCTACAAGCCACGTTTGCGAAGCCCTGCAATATGATTTAATGGGGCAAGGCATTTCACGTGAAACAATTTTAAAACCTCAAGAAACTATGAATATGTATAAGCAGCGGCCTTCTGTGGCAAAAACTGATTACTCACCCTTCTAGCCACCCGCCTATTTGCTGTTTTCTTAAAATATCCATACAATAAAATAGACTAAAATTCATTAAGGGGTTTTTGCTGTGGGTGGGTTATTTAAAAAACCAAAGACAAAAGAATTACCGCCGCCTGTTGAGCCGCCTACAGTTGATGAGGCAGCACAAGCACGTGACCAAGCGGATAACTTGCGTAAACGTAAGGGCCGTAGCGCTAATATCTTAACAGGTAATGATGGCGACATAGAAAAGCCTAAAACTGGAAACACTAAATTATTAGCGGGAGGCTGATATGGCTAAATTATGGGTAAAGGAATACAAGGTTCTAGGGGATGACAACCGCACTCATGCTCAAATTCCTCAAGAGCCTGGCACAGACCAAACACCAGTTGACTTCACAAGTGGTGAGGATAAATCAGCCGCTTTTGACGAGGCAACAAAAATTGTAATGCTTGAAAGTGATGCTGATTGCCACATTGTTTTTGGTGAAGACCCAACCGCAACAACTGACAGTGAGCCTTTGAAGGCGGGTGTTACAAAGTACAAGGGTGTTGATAAAAACAGTGGCTTAAAAGTTTCTGTAATTTCTGCATAAGAATTTTATGGCTGATCAACTCGCAAAAGATATAATCAAAATGCACGGCATTATGAAGGCCGAGCGCAGCAATTTTGATTCTCTTTATCAGGAAATTGCCCAGAAGGTAGCCCCAGAATATGGCGGGTTTACAGATAAAAATTATCAAGATAAGCGCCCAGACCGCTCTTTGTTGTTTGATAGCACAGCCCCTAGCGCTCTTGAAAAATTGGCCAGTGCTCTTGATGATATGCTTACACCACGTAACGCTCGCTGGCATAAGCTGGAAACCAACGATAAAAAAATAAATGATGATCGTGACTTTAAGATATGGGCAAGCGAAGTTGTTGATATTTTATTTGCTTCACGTTACAGCCCTCGCAGTAACTTTGCCAGCCAGATCCATGAATGCTATAAAGGGCTTGGCGGCTTTGGCACTACATCACTCTTTGTTGATAAGACAAAAGAAGGGTATTTGCGTTACCGAAGCGAGCACTTAGCTGGTGTTTGGATTCGTGAAAATATGCACGGCTATATTGATTATGCTCACCGTGAAATTGAATATACTGCAGAGCAAGCGATTGATGCTTTCACGAAAGAGGCGTTGCCAGAGGAAATTATTATAGCGCAAGAGAAATCGCCAGCACGAAAATTTACTTTCGTTCACTGCATCAAGCCTAATCCAGAATACGATCCTATGAGCAAGCGCACAGATCGTATGAAATACAAATCAGTTTACATTTCAATTACTGGTGAAAAGGTAGTGCAGGAAGGTGGTTATCGCACATTCCGTATGCCAACCAGCCGCTACACTACAATGCCTCGCCAGCTATATGGAAGCAGCCCAGCAATCCGCGTGCTGCCAGATATTAAGACGCTCAATGAAATGGAAAAAACGATTTTGCAGCAAGGGCAGAAATCTGTAAATCCAGTATTGTTAGCGGCAAAAGATATTCTTCTTTCGCAGTTTGCGCTTATACCTGGCTCAATCAATTATGGTGCGATAGGTGAGCGCGGTGATCAGCTTGTAAAAGAAATGCCAACTGGCGCTAATTTCCCTCTTGGCCTTGAGCTTTCAGATCGCCGCCGTGAGATTATTAATGATGCTTTCCTTGTAAATCTTTTTCAGATCCTTGTTGAAACACCAACCATGACAGCAACAGAAGTGCTTGAGCGTGCAAAAGAAAAAGGGATGCTTCTTGCCCCTACAGGTGGCCGCCAGCAATCAGAGCTTCTTGGTGGTATTATTGAGTGTGAGATTGATATTCTTGATCAGATGGGCAAGCTACCGCCTAAACCACAAATCTTGATTGATTCTGGTGCAGATGTTTCTGTGCTCTATACCTCGCCATTAAATCAAGCTCAACGTGCTGGTGAAGGTTTGGCAATCCAGCGCACGCTGGAAAGCGTAACGCCATTAGCACAGACAAAACCAGAAGTTCTTGACCGATTTAATTTTGATAAAATCACAAAAGAGCTTGCGGATATTAACGGCTTGAAAGCGGAGCTAATGTTTAGCGATGATGAAATGGCCGAAATGAACGCCCAGAAAGCTCAATCAGCCGAAGCTGAACAACTACTGAATGCAGCGCCAGTGGTTGCTAACTCGGCTAAAGCATTTGCAGAAACACAAGCTTTGGCTCAAACCCCTTCAAACCAGCCGCTGCCTAATATCTTGCCGCAATGAATTTGAGCACCTTGATAGATATAATCAAACGCAAGAAGCGTGCCTATAGCGCTGTTTTTTTCTGTGAAAAAGTAGCAGATGGATTAACGGAGGATGGCGCTGTTGTGGTTGCTGACTTCATGGAATTTTGCGAGCCTTATTCAACCTCTCAAGTTCTTGATAAAGCTGGGCAGACAGATATTTACGGCACTGGGGTTAAAGAGGGCAAGCGGCTCGCTTTCCTTCACCTTACGAAGCAACTCAATCTTGAGGATGCAGATATTATTCAAATCACTAATAAACTACAAAACATAGGAGGATAGTAAAATGAGTGATGCAGCGACAGGAGTATTAAACGGATCAGATGGAGGTGGCGGCCAACAAGGCGATAGCGGCCAACAAAGTGGTGATGGAGGCGGGCAATCAACCGTTCCTGGTGGCGATAATGGCCAGCAATCCACTGTGCCAGGCGGCAATGATAATGGCGGCCAACAGCAAAGCCAAAATAGCGGCGGTGATGGAAGCTCGCCTTGGTATGGGGATATTGAAGATGCTGAGCTGAAGGGATGGGTTGAAAATAAAGGCTTCAAAGATCCTGTAGCAGCGCTTCAGTCTATGAAGAATCAAGAGAAACTTCTTGGCTCTGATAAGATAGCTATGCCAAAAGATATGGAAGATAAAGAGGGCTGGGATAAAGTTTATGATAAGCTTGGCCGCCCTAAAGAATCAGCCGATTATCAGTTGCCAGTACCAGAAGGTGAAGATGGCGAATTTGCAAAGGTTGCTGGTGACTGGATGCACGAAGCTGGCCTTAACACTACTCAAGCACGTGCTCTTGCTGAAAAATGGAATGAGTACGCATCAAAAGCAGTTGGTGAGCAAGAGGCCGCTCAAGCCGTAAAATTTGAGCAAGAGCTTGAGGGCTTGAAAAAGGAATGGGGCAATGAATACGCAACCAATGTTAATGCAGCGGATCAAGTAAATCGTGAATTTGATATTCCTAAAGCAGATCTTGACGCTATCCTTGCTGGCAGTGAAGCTACTTTAGTTAAAACGCTTCACAAAATTTCAAAAGGTATGCTTGAGGATAACTATAAAGATGGTGATAACGGCAAGCGCTTTGGCCAAACCAAGGAAGGTGCTCGCGCCGAAATTCAAGAGAAGCGTGCAGATAAAGACTTTATGGAAAAATACAATAAAGGTGATCCAGTAGCTATCAATCAAATGAATGAGCTTTACAAGAAGGCAGAGGCATAGTATTATGAGCTAGGGATTGCTCGTGATATGATTCCACTATATGTTGTTGAAAAGAGGTGGCGCAAGCTGCCTCTTTTTTTTGTAGCCACCGCTGCCTTTGCAGTTTTCATTTCACATAGATATAATGTAAATATCAGATAAGGCCAATCTTGCGCCCCTGTGTTTTTGGATAAGGCTTTTTGCCCCCACCCCTCCATTTATTTATCGGCCCCGCTACGGATAAGCCTAAAAAATTTGAAACTTAACCAAAGCAAAGAGGCTTTAACAATGACTGATTCATTAGTTCCAGCACATGACCGCGTACAGTATGGGGAAAATGTGCAACACAAGCTGCAAGATAAGGGTGGCAAATTAACGCCAACCGTTATGAATGGCACGCATAAAGGTAAACAGGCAAGTGTTGTTGATCAATACGGCTCTGTTGAAATGAAAAACAAAAATGGTCAACGCTTTACGCCAATCGAATTTTCCGATTTGCCGCATGATCGCCGCTGGGTTGTTCCGCAAGAATATGATCTTGCCATTCCTGTCGATGATTTTGATAAGCTGCGTACCATTTCTAACCCAACCAACTCTTATGTTGAGGCTGGCCGCAAAGCAATTGCTCGTAAAGATGATTTAATCATCCTTACTTCTTTCTTTGCGACTGCTAAGACAGGCGAAATGGGTGCGGGTACTGAAACTTTCTCAACTGCCAATTATCAAATTGGTGCGGCTGTTGGCGCTACTGCGGCAACTGGCCTTAATGTTGCGAAGTTGAAGGCTTGTAACACCAAGTTTCTTGGTGCAGAAGTTGACTTTGATGATCCTGATAACCAGCGATTCATGGCAATTTCTGAACAAGAGAATGAGGACTTGCTTGACGATGTTCAAATCATCAGCACTGATTACCGAGGCGGTAAGCCAGAGCTTGATGGTGATGGCCGCGTTACTTCGTTCCTTGGTTTTACCTTCATCCATTTTGCAGCCACCACATTTGTCAAGGCTGGCTTGGTAAGTGGCACAAACCGCTTGCTTCCAGCATGGGTTAAATCTGGTATGCACTTTGGGCGTTTTGATCCTGAGGGTCACGGCACTATGCACGTTGACATTTCTCCGCGTAAAGACCTGAAAGGTCATCCGTGGCAGATTTACTTTGATATGGCTGCGGGCGCTACTCGCCTTGAAGCTGGCAAAGTTCTTCAAGTTCAAAGCAAGATTGCTTCTTAGTAGCATTTGAAGCGCTGACTTTAACAAAAAACAGGAGATTAAAAAATGGCTGCTAACGATAGAAAATCAGTACCATTAACCAATGCGGATTCAAGCCCTATTGTCCCATCTTACCCCTTTGAAACCAATGGTATGGTGCGCTCAAGCACTGGACACATTGCAAAGGTTGCGGGCGATACTAACGATTCTGTTTTCCGCTTAGTGCGACTTCCCTCTAATGCGCGGCTGATAGGTCGCACATTGAAGAATGACGCATTAACTGGCGCAACAGATTGCGACATCGGGCTTTATGAAACCAATGATGGCGCAGTAGTTGAAAAGGACCTTTTGGAGGATGGTATTAGCTTAGCTAGTGCTGGCTCTGCATTCGCGCCTTTCGCTCAGATTGCACCAGAGGATGCTGCAAAGCGCCTTTGGGAATTGGCTGGCGAAACCGAAGATCCAGGCGGCGAGTACGATGTTGCTTTGACAGGTAATACCTTTGGTACTGCCGCTGGCGATATTCGTCTTGAGGTTTTGTGGACTCTGTAAGGGTTCATTAAACATAGGCGTGGGGAGAAATTAACGCGCTGCAGATTTCTCCCCACTCCCATTAACCAATATAAGGAATTAGTAAGATGGCAGAAAAATTCTATGGTATTGATCGTGGCGAAACTGACGTAACGATTGATACATCTACAACTAGCAAGGATATTGAAGTTGTAGTTGATGACACTAATGCGCCAAGCAAACTTGATATTGCTATTGCATTGAAAGAAATTGGCCAAGCTATTGAGCACGAATAATGACTTCACAGGTTGATATTTGCAACCTGGCGCTTAAAAAGCTAGGTGATAACGCAATCATTAGCCTTGAGGATAACACCGAGGAAGCCGAAAGCTTACGCCTAATTTACGATCTCACTCTTGCAAATGAGCTTCGGATTAA